ATTATTACAAATACTTAATTCCATTTAGAAATAGATTAGCAAGGCCTATCAGAAATATATATACGTATAGTTTCTCGATGAATCCGATCAATGTGGAGCCATCGGGGAACTTGGATTTTAGTCAAATAAAATCTGATAAAACATCTATAGAAGTGAAGCTTGATACATCAGCCACTTCACTTGTAGATACCTCTAGTAATAATTATTCCCTAAACATGTATTACACGGGTTATCAGACCTATGTCTTTGAAAAGGGATTCATGTCACTTGCTTATTAAACAGGGAAGTCTTGTTAGTAGATATGTAGTCTATAATATTATTCTTAATACACCATTTGATGAAGTTCAACTGTGCCAGAGTTGTATGAATTTCATGAGATGTTCCGGGAATAGTATATGGAAACTTTTGTGAACGACAAAATGGGTCGAACAGTTTCTTACTGTACCCATCAAGACTTGATTTGTATGCACAATGCACGGTAAATAATTTACCGTCGTGTGTTGTATACATGGTGTTGTTTTTTTTCGCATAGTTTGTGATAAACCACTCGAGATTTCGAAGTGATATACCACTGGTTTTATCTAAAATGTTCATTAACTTAGTTCGATTCTTTTCTTCATTGTAAAAATTGTTTATTGATGTTAGTAGAATGGTCGATTTACTCATTACTGAATGAATGGACACAAATCTATAAGTTCGTTTTTATTTTCACACCCCGGACATCCTTTTACAAACATTTGTTCAGGTCCATGGGTATGGGTATTCTTACTAGAAAGTTCTCGTTTTTTTATTTTGTCACCTTTAACTCTATGGAACTTACAATACCCACCCTCGAGAGCTCTAAAGGCACATCGCCGATTGATCCCATCCTTTGCCATTCTCGCACCTTTGCAAATATGATCATTATTTGTATCAGTCAAATCTCTCAATAGCAAGTCTAAGGGAATAGCATGCACTTTTGATATATCTTCGAGTTTCTTATTCAATCTTTCAGTATAATTTTGATTCACTTCTTCATCCACCATCTCGTAAATATGTTCACTGATAGCATCATCAATCATCTCGGGAAGTTGGTCATAAATCAACTTCTTGATATTTTCAATGACAATCTTTGTGATTTTGTTTTTTGCTGTCATGTCTTGTCTTATTACTCTATTGCGTGTAGCTTTTAAATAGGTCTTCAACAGAGTTCTGCTTTTGTCTGAACAGTTTGATCCTATCTCGTAATTCTACCACTTTACCTTCATCGCTGATATTGTTCTTTTGACATTCCTCGATAAGTTGCTCCCTTTTCATGGTACTCAGTGCTGGTCCAGTGACTTTCTTTGGGGGTTTGTATTTTTCTATAATCTCACCGAATATCTCTTGTTTGGTATTTCCAAAGAGAGGATCGAGAAGATCACACACCGGGTTTAGGAACTTATTCACAAAGTAGTAGTGATAATCCACTGGAATGTTGTTCTCTTCTACATACTTGGGGTCTTCTGATTTTTCAAAAGCCTTCGCCCTTGGGTTATCTGTTTTTGTAAGAATATAGGGAACACGGTCTCCAGATTGTGGCTCTGACCCAGGTTTTCGTTGTCTCATCTTGTTTACAACCTGCACATGTGCTTGATTGATATTGATACTTTCGGGGCTAGTGATAGAAACACTCTTCCCACCAACTTTATAACTGTCAGAGAGACCTTGACTTAAAATAAGTTGGTCATTTGAAATTTCACCACCTAGAAGTTCATTAGCGCGTTGCCTCGCCAACTCCATTGGTGGCCCGGTGTCTCCAGAAGTTAGGATTACATCCAATAGTTCCTTACAAACTTCTCTCATGTGGGGTGTATTATCTCTTCGAACAAGTTGAAGACCCTTGACGTCTACATAATCCATGTTCATATTCCCATCCTTCCCCTTTGTCCACAACTTGGCTGCGTACCGTTTCTTCGAATACAAGAAGTACGGCCAGTAGACTTTCTCAAGTTCTAGGTTATTTGGCTTTTTGAAAAGAGCACTACACTCTTCCGCCGCCCTCTCACCAATCTCCCAACTATACTCGATAGCTTCTACACCTTTACGGTCCCCTACATCGAACTCGACCATAACGGAATCCGTGTCCCCATATCTCACCTTTGCACCCGGGAAGTTTGCTTCAACATACGTCTTAGTCTCTTCAATCATACCACGCCCCCTACATGTTGTCGTAGATGCGATTGGAACACACGGGAGAATACCCTTACCTGCACCAGTGAAACCATATACCGAGTTCATTGAAACTTTGTAGGCCAATTGTTTACCGTTGTATACTTCTTTCATAGAACCCGTCGCAGCCGCCATATCTCTCTTAGCTTTTTTACGAAATTGTTTAAGCTCTGCTAGAATCGCTGGTAAGAGACTGGGTACATCTTGTGCAAACTTATACGTTTTATCACCAATGTCGAACGTTTCGTAAGTAATACCAGGGATATTACCGTAGCGTCTTTCATCCATCACATATGTAGAATAACACAAGTTGTGTGCCATCATTATAGATGGATACAGAGCCTCAAAATCAAGGGCTGTAATTGGTGTATAGTACGCACCTTTCTGTGCCTCTAAGACAGTTGCTCCTTCATACTGCTCTTCAGGGAGTGAACCATACTTAATCGTTGGTACCATATACCCCAACTCCCTAGCCTTTTTCGTTAATTGACTAAACACCTTAATTTGCTGCCCTCTTTCAACGAGAAATGATACAGGTACCCAGGTTGCTTTAGCCATCTCTACAAGGTTTAATAAGGTGCACAACTTTTTCATGAGTTTGTGGGGTAAGAGTGTATCCTTGATACAGTATTCAGCAACATCTCTCAGTTTTACAGGGTCGCCTTCTAGAAAACGAGCAAACATTTCTTTAGGGGTCATGTCAATCTTTTGATCACCCAAATACAATTTTGAAACATTGTTCAGGCTATAGGAATCCAACTTGTACCCTTTTTTCACTTCATGAAATAGGTCGAAAATGAAACGCCCAGCCATGGGTAAAAGCTTCAGATAGTTATCACCCAATGCACTTGAGCTCAACTGTTTCAAAACTAAATGACACTCAGTATCGTTGAGTTTACCAAGCTGATAAAATTCAACTCCACACCCAACCATAGCAGCACGTTTGTAAATATATTCAAGATCAAACCCAAATATATTCCACCCAGTAATAATATCAATATCTTTCTCATTTACATACTTTTTAAACGCTAGAAGCATTTCTCTTTCAGTATCAAAGCTGATAATATTCGAACCCTCTATGTTTTGGTCAGTTTTTTTAAAACACAAACAAGTTTTGTCGTATGGTTCATCACTCCCAAATTTACATAAGGAAATTGCAATCTGAAAGCATGCATCATCCGGAACATTTGGATCTGGAAATTTACCAGTAGAGCTATTACATTCAATATCAAATGATGCAACCACAAATGGAGCCATATCATCACGTTCGACGGGTTTCAATGTTGACCACTCATTACACCACAGGTCAATGTCAGTCTTAGAAAGATGACACCGAACACAACTATCACCACTGTCTAACCAACCAGTAGATTGAATCCCAGTTCTATGCATCAATCTCAGGACAGGGTCAATATTAGATTCGTATACATGGTACTTTTGGAATTCCCTATTATACATAAAAACCGAGTTAACCTTTCGTCTATGCTCCAGTGATTTGAAATTCAAATGCATGAAGTGAAATTCCTCGTTATTTTGGAAACCCCAAACATCCTTCTGTGTTGTCAGACTGTAACCCGTCACATGGTCTTTCCTCAGCCTGTTGATGTCATCGTATAGACGCTTAACGTCCTGTTGTGTTGTACCCTTTGGAAGTTTTACAAAGAAATATGGATCGAATGTTGTAGTTACACAGACCGACTTACCATTCTCAGTCTTACCGAAAATACTGATTTGATGTTCACCTTCAACATCTCGTGCTTCCCATGTCAGAGCTTGGAACAATACCATATGTATACTATGAGCCAAAATTTTAATATCGTTTATTAATAAATGTCAGCTGCTTTGATTGAACTTGTTTCGGTAGGAGCCCAGGATGTCTACATCACAGGTGATCCCCAAGTCAGCTTCTTCCGTCAAAACTACAAACGTTATACCAACTTCGCCATGAAGCCCGAGCGTATGGATTACATCGGTACCTTCGGTGCTAATAACGAGATTGCTATTCCTATTCGCTCTAAGGGTGACCTCATGAGCTACATCTGGATTGAAGATAGCCTCGTTTCTAACGTACAAGATAACCCAGATGGTCTTTTCTCATCTACAGCAAACAACCCCACTGAGTTTGCGTTGTGGATTGGTGGCCAGAAGGTTTGCCAAATCGATTCCCTCTTTATTCAAGGTGTCCACAACCCCCTCATGCGTGATAGTCAAGCGAAGTCGTCGATGTGTGCCTCGACTGCGACTCTGAAGTCTAACCATGGTGGTGATCATTACATGATTCCTTTCTTCTTTGGTGAAGATTACACTAAGTGCCTACCCCTTGTGGCGCTCCAGTACCACGATGTTGAGATTCGCATCAAGTGCCGTGATGGATACACCCCCGTTGGTACTCCCAAAATTTGGGGTAACTACGTGTATTTAGACACAGATGAGCGTAAGTACTTCACTGACACCGAACATGAGATGCTCATCACCCAAACCCAACACCAACTCGCGTCTAAGGAAGATACCGATATTGACATCAGTTATTTCAACCACCCCGTCAAGTCGCTCCACCTTGTCTCTGGTAACACCACTGCGGGTGCCGATTGGGACACAGCGTTCAACTT